GCATTTCTCAGCAGCAATGCCAACAGCGGGTTCTGCCTGTAAATCAAAACGACCACCATCTGGGCGAAGACCCTTCTGACGGTCGCTTCTAGCTCTAAACCTATTGGCCCTGATGGGATCAGCCCGCTGCCCAAAATCGGCATGATTAGAACCTTTGCTGTTTGCGACGTTCTTCGTCGGCATAGAGGGACTTCAAGATTTCAGATCGTCCCCACCCTTCCGGATCTTTAGCAATTTCTGAGAAGCCTGGAGCTTTATCGTGGTTCCACCGGCCGTCGTTGAAGGTCACGTCGCTGGGCCTGGGTTCTTTGCTGGCTTTGTAGGTAGCGGCGACTTCGTAGTCGCCAACATTGTGATCGACCATGAACTGTTCCAGCTCGGTCATGGCCTCGTTGGTAAAACCGTATTTCTTCTGGGTGTCAGAGCGCACGCTGTCGAAGCGCTGCTTCTCGGCGGCATTACGCTCGGCGGCCTCGCGGTCTTCGCGTTCCTTGCGCTCGCTCGCAAAGCGCTCCTCGACCTTGGTTTCAAGATCGTAGTCGGGGATGGCGAGGTTGGGATATTTTTTCTTGATCAGCGCCTTGGCTTCTTTGGTCAGCGCCGGATCCTGATAAATGCTCTCAACGAAGTCGGCGATCTGGCGGCGGCCTTGCAGGAATGTGTACTCTTCATCAGGAATTGTTCGCGGCATGGCGGTCAGCTGTTGTTCGACTTACCGATTATATTCGGCTGCAGCGGAACACCACCTTCAGGTTTCGGCACAATTTTGGGAATTGCGCCCCACTCGCTCACTTCGGATTGGGTATCAACTTGCAGGACTGTTCGCGGCGGGGTCTCGGGCGGGGTCGTGATCGGAGGATCGTAGCTCCGGTTCTGCGCCATCTTTGTTCTCCTCTACCAGTATCGTCCAGCCGTCGCCGAAATGTAACAGCGCAATCTCGGCACAAAACTTGGCGGCCTCAAGATCCTGAAACTTGATCGGGCACTGAGACACCTGGCCGCTCTCGCGGAAGGCGACAATACGATAACAGGCCATGTGTTACAATGTGTCCACTTGTATTACGAGCCCGGCAACGGGGTCGAGGGCATTGGAGCCTGCGCCATAGCGCCGGGCGGGCCGCCCTGCTGGCCACCGCCCTGCTGACCGGTTTGCTGGCCCATGATGTTTTGCAAAACGAAATTCTTGGCGAGGCTCGCCAGCATGTCGGTAAGGTGAGTTTTTTGCATGCCAGCGGACGGCGCGCCTTGCGCGACATGCTTGCTCAAGCGCTGGGTGGCGCGCAGCACGTCTTGTTGAATGGGAGTGCCAGGCTGCAGCCCAGGCAGCGCCTTCGACAACAGGCCGATGGCGTGCTGCACCATGGTCATCGACGAGGCTTCGTCGCCGGGGCCGGGCGCACTGACTTGCGGGCCGCGTTGCCGGTTGGCGAGCGCTGCCAGGATCGGACCGCCACCTTGGGGCGGGCCACCGGGAGGCTTGCCGGCGACAGCTGGCGGCGGGCCTTGGTTTGCTTCGGGGGCGGCCGCGCTATCGAGAAACGACATCGTTTGCGACCCAATGTGTTACATCGGGCCACAAAGCTACACCATCACTTCGCCTTTCGTCCACCCGATGCCTTCTTGCCGCCGCTGGGGAAGCCGAGCACGCCCTTGATCAGCTCCTCCTGCTTTTCCTGCTGTGCGGTTTCGGCCTGCTTCTTCTGCCGTTGCCGCAGTCGCGATAGTAAGAGTTCAGCTCCGGGTGGATGCAGCATGTGGATCAGGTCCTCGGCGTCGACCGCACCGGCACGAGCCAGCGCAATGGCCACCTGACGGTTATCTTCGGCAAAGGCGGGCGAGGCGGAGTGACTGTCGACCGTGATCTGGAAGTCGTCCGGCATGTGTTTGAGGATGAATTCAATCTTGTTATCTCCGGTGGTGTAGATGCGGCCGTCCATGGCCTGCATGATGCGGAAGCACAGATAGCCGCTCTCATTGAGCTGGCGCTCGATCCGCGCCGCTTGGTCGATCAGTCGCGGCGTCGAGGTGCGGACCAGGGTTTGGGCGTGGACCCCTGCCCGCACCCCTGGTTCACCCTGGCCCGACATGACGGGCGAGAAACCGCTCGCCTCGTCAAACAGTTGAAAAAGAAATTGCAGTTCTTCCAGGTAATTGGCCGGCGGCGGGTCAACCAGCTTCTTGGCCGACGCGTTCGGATTGGGGTCATTGATGAAGCCGCCCTCGGTGAGAATTTTGTAATACTGTTCTTCGGTGATCGAGGTAAAACCGCTGAACACTTGCGGCGCGGCAACATTGCGGTCCCACATGATTTTGAGATCGCGTAGTCTTTTGTTGAGAATATCTTGCAGCATCTGCACGTCGGCGAGCAGCGAGCGGCCCCAGAAATAGCCGGGTGTGGCTTGGCCCTGGATCTTGACGAACGGTTGCCGGCCGGGGATTTTCGACAGGTTGCGGCGGGTCTTGTCGCCTTCGATGATGATCGGCTCGTGGCCGTAGATCATCTGGATGGTCGAATAGTCGCCGTCGCGGTCGCGGTCCTTGATCCACAATTCGCAGTGCTTGACGGTGGGCGCAAGTTTGCGGTTAGGCCGCCATGGGGTCGGTACCGGAAACACATTGACGATCCCAGCGGCCTCACTGCGTGGTGCTCCGCCAGGATAATCGCCAAGCGGATTGAGCCCGCCCACCACCATCTGGTGAAAATAAGTTGGCCGTTCACTATCCTGTTCTCCGGGCCTGGTTTCTGAAATGCGCTCTAGAATGCTTTCTTTGCGCGGATGATCGGCGAGCAGGGAGCGCAGCCGCGACACTGTGGGATAGCTGACATGGCAAAACGCTTCCTGCTCGTCGAGGCTCAGCGTGGTTTCCGATAGCACGCCGAAATTTATCGGATGCACCATGCCAAGCTGGAAGCCGTCGTCGGTCGGCATGTGCTTGAGCAAACTGCAGCCGTTGATCAGGCTCCAGACCACGCTCTCGGCAAAGGTGATGTCGCTGTCGGTATTGCGATAGTCGGCGGTCAGCATGTCGGAAACCAGCTGGGCGCGTTCGACCACGCTGTCGGGTTCGGCGTCAGGGTAGACCATGGCGAACCGCACGTCAGTCGGCTGCATCAAAAAGCCGGCCAGCTTGTCGATAAACGATTTGCATTTGTTGTAGATGGCGGCGCGGGCGTCGTAGGTGCCGCTGTAATAATATTGCGCGGCGCGCGTGTAGACGAGCGAGCGCTCCTCGCTCGACGCCATGCACTCGTCGGCCAGCTCTTTGAGCCAGAGTTCGAGGTCGTCTTTGGGGATGCGGAGCATCCTAGTTCCTTGTTTTCAAACGAAAAACCAGCGATAGTGCGGGACAGTAATAGCTCTCGTGAAGCTACTGCTGTCCCTAACCATTACTCCTCGCTAATAGGAGCATGGCTGATGAAACTTACCATAGAAGAGTATCGGGCGCGTCAGCGTGCGTATAAGCGGAAAAACAAAGAAAGGGTCAATGCGCGTAATCGCGCGTATCGACAGAAAAATAGAGAAAAATTCAATGCGCTTCAGCGCGAGTGGCGGCAGAAAAACAAGGAAAAAGCTAAAAGGTTTGATCGCGAGTATCGGCAGAAAAACAAAGGAAAACTCCAAACGTATGGACGCGACCAGTGGAAGCGAACGCAGCGTTTGCGGGAAATGGAGGCAGGCAGACGTAGACCAAGTGTCTGTGAAGTCTGTGGCAAGAAGGGACGTATCGTGTTCGATCATTGTCACCAGAGAGGTATTTTTCGTGGATGGCTATGCAGCAGGTGCAATATTGTTCTTGGCTTAGTTAAAGACGATACCAATCCGCTGCGAAAGTTGATTGCCTATCTTGAGCGAACCAAGAATTACGTTTCGCCGCAGTTAGAGCTGCCGATTTGAATGGTTCTCCGCGGGCAGCTAATTTTTGTCCATCGCGCGCCACTCGACTTCGCGGTGGATGGCATTGAGTTGATTGACAACATCCTCGCTTTTGTATTTGAGCCGGTCCATCCAGCTCCACAGCAAGGCATCATAGCTGACCAGCTCGGCCATCGTCATTTTGGCAATGCGCTCCTGCAGGTTGGACAGCCGGGGCCGGCCGTTGTGCCGCAGAATGACTGGCATTTACCACACACGCATGGCTCGACGTTTTGAATTTTCAATTAAATCCGGTTGGGTACCATCCTTCAACATTTTTTGCAGGGTATCGACGCCGGAGTAACCGCCATTCGCCAGTCGGGTCTGCCGGCCCATAGCGATGGCTTCTGACAACACGTTGCCGGGCGCGCCCCAGCTGCTGAGTTGTTGCTGCTGTAGTGAATTGCCCTGGTCTTTGTATCTGACTTTCGGGGTGCCGCCGTGCCTGGTGTCGTGCTGCATGTCGGCGACGCCGTAGTCCTCGGCGGCAATGGTCTCAGCCAGTTTGACCGCCTTGCCGACCGTCGAGCCGCCGATGGCAACGGGCTTGAACTCCTGCTGCATTCGATCGCCGGTGCAGCGCGGGCATTCCGGCGGCGGGTCGTCGACCTGCTCCATGGTCAAGGTCACTTCGATGAAGTGACCACAGGTTTGACATCCGTACGATCTCACGATGGGAATGGTCGCCTCCTTCGTCCTTCTCTCCAAAATCTTTTTCTTCGCTCCAAAATCCAGCGTGTCACCCATGTGTGGCGCGGATCGCCAGTCCAATGAACAGCACAAAAACCACAACCAACATCAGCCAAGTCGGCGGGTGTGGGATATTGGGAAACATCAAAATCGCTCCTTGCGCACCCGCGAATTGCGATTGATCATCGACATATGCTGGGAGAAAGCAAACGACAGCACGGTTGACATATCCTGTGGTGGTCGGTCGCCCTTGACGCTGTCCCAGGTGATGTTGCGCGCCACCAGCATCGGCCGTCGCCATTCCACCCAGGCGTGATGAGCGAGCACCAATGCCGACACCAGATCATCGTTTTCGCCGGTATCCGGGCCGGCTCCGATCCAGCCGTCGTCTTCGACGATGGATTGCATTTGCGCTATCAGTCGCGGTGATCGTATTTCCAGCCGTCGCAGCATCAGACTGTCCCGCAGCTCCGAATACACCTGATGCTTATTGTCAGAATTGGCCTTCCACGCGATTACGTTTCCGGCTCCGCCTAGCGTGTCAGGTCTTTTGTAGAGAAACCAGCGTACTGCGCCAATCATATTCAGGATGTTTTCTGTACCCGGCTCGCCTTGCAGAATGCCCCGTTCCGCTAATTGACGGAGGTTTCTCACTTCAGGCAAAACAGCCGCCCCCACTCCAGTTACTTCCAAGTTTGCGATATGATCCCGGTACGCGCCGGCTAAGTGAGCTAACACCCAAGCTAGCTGATATGTTAGGGGTCGGTTCGATTGAAACTCCGCAACCTGAACCACTTTATCAGCGTAGCAACGCAAAACTTCGATGGCATGGTCATCGCTCTCGCCGCCACCGCCACCGGATGGATCGACACCAATGACGTAATGGCCGACGGCTTCGGGCGGCTCCCAGACTTTGAGCATGGCGTCATCGGGCTTGCTCACCTGATCGATCCGGCTGGCCAGAAAGCGGTCGTCGAAGTGGTACTTGTAGCCCTTGTAGGGCGGTCCGACCGGCGACAATAGCTCGGCGATTTCCAGGGTTCTGGCCGCCGGGAAGAAGCCGGAGCCGGAGGCGATGAAGCATTCGCGCTCGTGCCAAGGATAATGCCTTAACATATATTCCTCGGCTTTGAATTCCGCTTCCCGCCGCCACCACGCGATCTGCTCCGGCTTGATGATGACCTTGTAATTTTCCTTGACGTACTTGGCGCGGTTGATCTCCTCGACCGTCAGCCGGCCGTCCCAGTAGGTTTTGTAGTCGGGGTCGTCTTTCGGAATGGAGTAGGTCGGGTTGGCCCAAAACCCGATGAAAATAAACCGCATGTGGCGGTCGACTTTGGCCTGTTGACAGTGGTTGTAAAACCAGTTGAAGCCCGAAGCGATGCTTTCCCAGATGTAGAGCCGATGTGGGTTCTGCCGCGCCAGCGAGGCTTTCAGGCTTTCAACACCGGCTAGCGATTTCCACTGCGCGCACTCGGTGGCGTGCAGCATGTTCAGAGCACGAGACGCACCAAGGTCTGGATTGGATGCCGCAGCCATGAGGTCAATGACCGACCGATTGGCGAACGCCATGCCGGCACGATTATTCTGAACGAGTTTATGTTCGGTGGATCGCCACTCAGGTGGTAGCGTCTCCAGTAGACTTGCGAAAATTCTTCGTAGGCGTTCCAGATTGTCGGTGCGGTCAGCAATGATTGCTCCCTGCACTCCCGGATTAGCCAGCGCCCAGAACAATTCTATGACAGAGCAGACCGTGGTGATAGCCACCTGCCGGCACTTCAGGACGACAAATTCGTGAACCCCCTCATTGAGGCCGCGCGCTACTGCGTCGATGACGATGCGCTGCGACGGCCAGGGATCGACCCGCGCCCGGCCAAGCTCTTTGGTATCGATCTCAACGCTGGTCAGGAGGTCATAGATACCTTGTCTAATAGTTGGCACGAAGACGCTCCCTCCGCTCGGCAGAGTGACGTCGGGAGCAAGCGCGACAGCGACGACGACCTAATCCGGGCTCGATATGTAAATTGTCGCCCGACATCGGATGTCCTGCCTCGCAGAACTCTTGTTGTGTGAGCAAACCTCTGAGGCGGCCTTTCGCAGCTGCATCTCGTACGTTGTCGCCCTGCGTTCCAACAAAAAGATGATCCGGGTTCACGCAAAACGTATTGTCACAGTGATGACAGGCGCAAAAACCCTTGTCGACAGATGCGCCTTTAAGCGCGAGTGCAAGATGCGATACTTGTCGCTGGCGACCCTCCCATTTGCAAACGGGGTACTTCCACCCTCTTTTGCCGCCGCCGATCCCTCGCAGCCAAATCCAACATCCTGAGTTGGGTTCGGGGATACTATTTTGTGTCAGAAGGTCTTGGATCGTCGGCACGTTTGAGTTCCGGCAGCTTGAGCGGCGGTTGGGCCGCGACGATACCGTAGACGTTGCCGTCGCGTCTATGCCAGCGGCCGCTCAGATAGGCGCGGCCGGGGCTGTCGGTGGTGCTGCGGGGTTGGGGCGTTGCCGGCGGTGGCGGCTTAAAGCTGGTCAGCGTGTGGTTGAGCTGTTCGAGTTCGGCGACAACGGCGTCGAGCTGGTCGGACAAGTCGGTCATTTGCGATTTCCCCATGCCGATGCTATATGCGGGCGTCTCTACAACGTCGATCTAAGCAGTTGGCAGTTGGGTCTTCTGGCCGCCGGGCGGATTGCTCTCCTCACCCGGCGGTTTTCTTTTTGGCGACGTCGCTCTCCTTGGTCTCGCCTTATTTTAGTCTAATTTTTTTTCCGGATTTTTTTAATTTTTTGGTGACTTTTTTACCTTAGCTCTCCTGCTCTGGTGAAGGTGTCGCGCACCAGCTCGACCGCCGCCATTTCGTGGCGGTATCTGGTCGGGTTGTCGATCCGATCGCAGACGCCTTGGACTGCCAGTTCGATTACCAGTTCGAGCGCGGCGTCGATGTCGTCATTTTTGGTCGGTTTGATCTTGAGCATTTGGGTCTCCATGTTTTAGCATTTTGCCGAGTTTTTTGATTGTTTGTTGTTGGTCTGCTATTTGATCCAAGTAATTTTCTCGTTGGATCAACAGGCGTTTCAGTAGTAAGTTAAACAACATTACGACACCATATTTGCTGACCAACTCTTCCAAATCGAAACCGGCTTCGCGTTCGGCCTTGCGTTGTTCGCTCTTATTCACGGTGCTCTCCTTGACTTTAAGTCCGTGGGTCGGCACCCTTGAATGAGCGGCCTTTCCAACCGTCTCACAGAATGCCTTTCGGCTCGGAGCCCCACGGTGCCCCGACGACCGGGATTGACCCGGCCTGTTAAATGTAATACTTGGACAAGCCCTGTCAAGGGAAAATAGGCGACGGGGCAGAGTGCCTGCTTAGGTGTTCGCCTCGTTTTTGACGTGGTCGATCAGCTTATGGAGGCGATTGAGCTCGTCGCGAAAATGCTGGTCGGCGTCGGCGGTCGCGGTCGGCGCTAGTCGGACCTTGAACAGGCCGGCAACATGATCAATTGCCGCCTGCTCAATCCCTGCGTCTATCAGCTCTTGAAAGGTCATGAGTACCGATCATCGGGAGGCCAGGGCCGGTATCGCGGTCCTGTATCAGGCTCACCCGCCAAGCAGATCAAGGTCATGATCAGGCCGCCGATAATTCCACCGACGATGGCCGAAGCAGCAGCCACGATAATCAAGGTGGTCATGGACGCAGTCTCCCTGCGCCCCAGTCCCGCTAGATTATATAACCTTTGCCGGCAGTCCGGGCATGACGCCGGGCAATAACGGCGCGAGCGGATTGCCGGGGCCGCCCGGCGTGTCGCGAGAATTGTTGCGGCAAATGCGAAGATACTGCGTGGCAATGATCGGCCAGTCGTGGCCCATGTCGTCGAGGGCGCTGCCATGCGCGCCCTTCTCGGCGTAGATGCAGATTTCTTTGTTCGGCGCACCGGCCTGCACCCCGATGGTGCCGCCATAGGTCTGCAATTGCTTCCACAGCACTTTGCCGCCCGGCCGCAACGTCGTCGGCATCGGCACGTCCTTGGGAATGCCGAGCAGGTCGCCGTAGCGAATGCCGCCGCTATACTGACCGAACGGCGCATTGTAGTCGCTCTCGCAGGCCGGCCAGCCAAAGCCGGTCCAGTTGCTCGCCGGTTTGGTCATCATGTTGCCGGCCATGCCGAAGATCAGCTTGTGCTTGATCTCACCGCCGTCCAACTCCCACTGCCGGATCATGCCGCCGCTGGCACCGATTTGTTGGTGATAAGCGTGTTCGGTGGCGTTGTAGCTATCGATCACAATGCCATAGGCGTTGTTCGCCCCAGGTCCGTTCGAGGTCGCGGTGTGGGCGTTGGCATTAACAACGAAGCTGAAGCCGCAATATTGATAGCGTTTGTTGGTGGCGTCGGTAATGAATAAACCGTTGTCGCCAGGACTGGGCACCATGTTCTGCGGCGCGTGCACCGGATAGGCTTTCGCGTTGTCGCCAACGCAGTGGCAGTCAGAGCCGTAGGCGCGCCACTGCCAAACCGGATCGCTGGCTAAGCCGGTCCAGGTGCCGTTGGTCCACCACTCGCTATTGATCGGCACCACGTCCATGCTGGCGAGCATTTGTTGATCGCTGTCGGTCGGCTGCGACCACGTCGCGCCGTCGTTGATGGCGCGGTTCATCCAATGCAAGCTACTGAATGGCTGTAGCGCCGGATCGCGATTGCCGGCTGGCTCGGTCGGATAGCCCTTGCCGGTTGAAGCGATCACCATGCGCTCGATCTGTTGCAGGTAGCCGGCTGGCATGCCGCCCGGCATCGACACCGCATTCATGGCGATGACGACGCTGTGGGTGCCCTGCAGAAAGCTACCCTGCCACGTATAGGTCTTTGGCGGTTTCAGATTATCGACGCAGTTTGCCCACTCGTAGCCGGCCGCCCGGCCGACGGTTGCCACAGGAACGCCATCGATCACCAGCAGCAAACCAGATTGCGGGGGTGTCGGTGGCGAGGCGATGCCATCGGCGAAAGCTGGCACGGAAAAACTGTATTCCCCGCTCGCTGGAAACTCGACATAGCGTTGCAAGGTGGCGTAGCCCCATGCCAACCATCCCACGGTGGTGCCATCAGTGTTTGGATTGCTGCGGCTCGCTGCGCCGTTAACAATGGTCCAGTCACTGCCGAACGGTGCATCAAGAATGGTTTCGATGTCGGGCGGCGGCCCCTCGGGCGGCGGTTCAGTCACTGGTGGTTGCTCATCTGGTGGACCTGATTGCGCGGTGTAGCCATTGCCGTTGTCGCTGTACCATTGACCGGCGGCATTCTTGACCCAGGTCACCCCGGTATCGCTCATTTGCATCATTACGGCGAAGCCGAAGGCGTAGTGCAGGCCGTCCCTGAAGATAGCAGTACCATCGGCAGTTGTTGCCGCACCGAACGTCCAAGAGTGGAGATTGGCGTCGGTCAACATTTGTCCTGACGGTGTCGGCGTGATTACGGTGCCGGGCGGCGATATCGTTGTTTCGGTAGCTTGCGCCGTGGCGGTTTCGGTCGCGGTCGCGCCCGTCGCATCAGTGACTGTGGCGTTGATGGCGAGGCTGGTCATGTTGGAAACCCAAAGATCACGTGGCCCAAGATCGCATAGACGACACACGCGAAGATGACGGCGGAGATCAGTATACGAACGTCCATCTAGCCCTGCCGGCAGGTTGGCCAGCGACAGCCGTAAAGCTGATGCCGGTGGCGACTGGGGTAGCGAACGTCAGTGCCGCGCCCGTTGAGCTGCTTGCGGCTACATCAAGGGTTCTGTCGGTGCCGACTGGGGCGCTTTGCGGCGTTACCGTCATTGAAGAAATTGTGACGACGCTGCTGGTGTCGCCGGTACTAACAACCTCTGTGGTGCTAACGGCGACCGAAATGCTGACTGAAGGCATAATGAACCCCAACCTTTGATCGGTTGTAGGGCGATCAGGGAAAAATTGCAACTGAGCGCGGCAAAACGGGGCGCAATGCGCGCCCCGCTGTCGTTCAGCGCGTGCCCGGCAGGCACTGCATCTGACAGTTACATTGATAGGCTGAACCGTCTTGACGATAACAGGTCTGGCACGATTGCACCGCGACGCATCCTGTTTTTTGGATCAGTGTTTTTGGCATTGGGGTGGCAAGCGCGAGTGCGATAAGTACGGCTTTCATTTGTTTGCTCTCCTATTCGCGTTCCCATGAACGCGGCAAAACGGCGAGTGTTTGCTCGCCGCTTCGCTCTCGTTCACTTTTCTTTTGTTATGAAACCGTCGCGACTGTCGCGAGCGGTCATGACAAAGACGTAGCCATTAGCGATACAGCCACCATTCCAAGCGCCGTTCCAATCGAGTTCGGTGGCAAGCCTTTGCGCGGCAGCAATGTGATTGGCGTCAGAATTGAGAGCGTCATTCCACTCATGCCAGATAAACTTAGCATCGCATGATGCTTTGATGCGTGAGTCGTGCACATTGCCGGGGCCGAAGTATTTGGTGGTGATTGCTTGATACATTTT